GTACTAGTAGAAGATACCCTTTCGGCTATGATAGCTACTCAATTAGTAGAGGGTCTATCTGCTATGGCTATACTAGGTACTAGCCTGACGGATAAACACATGGCTAAATTGGGTGAGTACAACTTCATTATTGTAGCGCTTGATCCTGATGCTGCTCATAAGACACTGATATATAAGAAGGAAATAGAATCGTGGACAGGGTTAGACTCAATAGCACTGAGGCTTGACGATGACATCAAGTATAAGGTATCATCTGATATAGAGAAACTAAGGGTATTAACAAATGATTGAAGCAACATACATAGATCACATGGGTACAGACTTGACGGTAGCTAACGCTGCTCGTGTAAGCTTTGGTAAGCAGAGTGAGATGGATACGAGTGACGTATGGGGTCCACCTAAGTTGAAAGACAAGGACGCTAAGCTTATTCGTTATCTGGCAGAGCATAAACACATCAGCCCATTCGGACATTGCTTTGCGAGCTTTCACATCAAGGCACCTGTCTTTGTAGCTAGGCAGCTAGTCAAGCATAAGTTTCTACGCTGGAATGAGATTAGCCGTAGGTATGTGGATAGTGAGCCTGAGTTTTATGTACCTGCAGAATGGCGTGGTAAGTCGGATGACAAGAAGCAAGGTAGTGAAGGTAGCGTTGACGATATACGCCCATCACTTGCGTTGAACATGGTAGAGAGTAGCAAGCAAGACTATGAGTACTTACTGTACAAAGGCGTATGCCCAGAGCAAGCACGTATGATACTGCCACAGAGCATGATGACTGAGTGGTACTGGTCAGGTAGCTTAGATGCATTTGCTGACATGTGTAAGCTTCGCTGTGCGCCTGACACACAAGCAGAGACAGCAGAGGTAGCGTGGGATATTGACCGCACTATGGTAAAATTATTTCCTGTGTCGTGGGAAGCACTAAGGGAGAATGACTGATGAGAGGTAACATTGACGGTGCAATCAAGGCGTCAGCTATAGTAGCTTTACTTATAGCTGCGCCACCCGTACTGATAGCTATGACGTATGATGAGTATCCAAAATACTGTAAGCTATCTATCTTACTACCATGCATAGGAGTAACAAATGAGTGAGTACATAAACAAACCTATTAAGATAACAGATGTAGAAGAACATAAGGATGGCAGTGCTACACTACAAGTAGAATGTGACCCTGAGACATACGCAGCTATCTTTAACGTTGGCTTTGTGACACTAATAAAGAGAGGTCTAGAAAATGAAAAGTGGCAGACCTGTGTAAGCTGTGGTGGCCCTGCAATGAATAAGATGTGTGGGTTTTGCTTAGAGGAAGAATGATACATGAGTATGGCAGGAACAATAGAAGACATGCGTTGGCAGATCAAACAGCAAGAGAAAGAGATTGCAAGACTTAAGAAGTTTATATATGATAACAAACTTATACGTGAGTTCGATGAAGAAGAACGTAAACGTGCAGCAGAACGTGAAAGGATAAACAGAGATGTATACGGTTGAGTATGAGCCAGATGCCTCAGTGATAACCTCACTAGATCAGCAGGACATGTTCGAAGATGTAGAGTTAATCATTGGCACAGACGATAACGTAGTATTCGTCAGGCAGTATGACGATAAGCTAGATGAGCATCAAGTTATCTACATGTCAATACAGCAGTGGTTAGACTTGATGGCTGCTTGGACTAGTCCAGAGGGTGCGTTCTACTTAGAGACAAGAAAGAAAGAGAGACACAATGGAACTAGCACTACTTAGAACCTTAATGAGCAAGGACTTTTACAGCAACAACAAAGGTATCCGTACACCTGACAAGCTGTTCACTAAAGATGTTCGTAAGATCAAGAGCACTTTAGACTACGCTATGGATACATACGATAAAGACCTTACACTACCTGAGCTAGAGGGTTTGTTCTTTACGCACAACTCTACTATGACCACAGCTAACAAGGATGTATACAAACAGATCTTCAAGAACATAGGCAAGCAAGAGGCTATGTCTGAGGGTATAGCAGAAGAAGTGTTAGGCAAACTGTTTCAGCAGGTAGTAGGCGAAGAGATAGCTAACTTAGGTTTCGACTACGTGAACGGTACAGAGACTAGCTTAGAGCCTATGCGTAAGCTACTGTCTGACTATCAAGATGACTTCATGCCTAACCTCAAGATCGACTGGGGTGACATCTCTATTGATAACTTACTACAAGCTAACGACATCCAGTCCAAGTGGAAGTTCAACATACCTTCACTGACACGTAAGGTAGAGGGCATCAGCGGTGGTCACTTAGTTATCGTAGGTGCTAGACCTAATACAGGTAAGACATCCTTCCATGCCTCACTGATAGGTGGGCCTGATGGTTTCGCTAGTCAAGGTGCCAAGTGTATCGTGTTGTGTAACGAGGAAGCATACGAGCGTGTAGGAGCACGTTACCTCAGTGCAGCTACCTCTATGTCAATGGAAGAGGTCAAGGGTAACTACGCATTAGCTGCGTCACGCTATGAGCCTGTGCGTGAGAACATCAAGCTGTATGACTCAACAGGTAAAGACATGACATGGGTTGAGGCTATCATCAAAGCATACCAGCCTGACATCGTAGTACTTGACATGGGTGATAAGTTCTCTAGCAAGACAAGCGATAAGTCTGATGTGTACTTGAAGGAAGCAGCTATCCATGCACGTAACATAGCTAAGCAGTATGGTTGTGCTATCATATGGATGTCCCAGTTGAGTGCTGTAGCTGAAGGCAAGGTGTATGTAGATCAATCAATGATGGAAGGTAGTAAGACAGGCAAGGCAGCGGAGGCAGACCTGATGGTGTTGATCTCTAAGAACCCACAAGTAGAAGGAGCAGAAGAACAAGATACACAAAGGCACTTGAACATTGCAAAGAATAAGCTTAAGGGTGGCTGGCATGGCGTAGTACACTGTGAGTTAGACGGTGAACGTAGTCAGTACACAGCTTAGTAAGGAGACACAGACATGAGAATAGTATTGGATGTAGAGAACACTACCACCAAGCGTGATGGTAAGATGCATCTAGATCCGTTTGAACCGGGTAACACACTGGTACAGGTAGGTATGCAAGCTGTTGATGCAGAAGATAGCGTATGCATAGTGACACTAGATCACACTGAACAGAAGGACACTACAGGCGCTGGGCGTAAAGAGATACAGAAGGTGCTAGACATGACCACCCTACTGATCATGCACAATGCACAGCATGACTTGATGTGGATGTGGGAGTGTGGCTTCAAGTATGATGGTAAGATCTACGATACCATGTTGGCAGAGTACATACTACTACGTGGTGTGAAGGAACCGTTGAGCCTAGACGCATGTGCCCAGCGCTATGAATTAGAAGTACAGAAGGATGACACACTAAAGAAATACTTTAAAGAAGGGTACAACACAAATGAAATACCTCTCAATGAGCTTAGCTTTTATCTTAGGGCTGACCTCGGCGCAACTCGTGAGTTGTACCTCCGTCAAGAAGAAACATACGCCGATTCTTCCTGCGCCTCCTTACATAACATCAGAGACATTACCTTCAAAACCTGTACCACTCTCACAAGAATGTACATGTCAGGGATCAGGGTGGATCAACCCGCCCTCCAAGAAGTACGACTAAAGTTTGAGCAAGAGAAAGCTGAGATAGAAGAACGACTACATAGACAGATTCGTGAGCTTATGGGTGACACACCTATCAACATCAACAGCCCAGAGCAAGCATCACAGGTACTGTTCAGCGTTAAGGTTAACAACAAGAAAGAGTGGGCTGATCTATTCGAATACGTCAAGTCACCTCAAGAGTTCAAGGATGCAGTACGTGCTAACTCTACTAAGATATTGAAAACAAAGGCGTTTACTTGCCCTGTATGTGAAGGCAGTGGTAAGACTTACAAAGTAAAGAAGGATGGTACTAAGTACGCTAGACCTAACAAGTGTAAGGCTTGTGATGCTAGAGGGTATCAACTAAAAGAAACAAACGAGATGGCTGGCTTAGGGTTCTCTGCTCCTAGTAAGAAGTGGATCAGTGCCAACGGTTTCAGCACAGGTAAGGATAACTTAGATGCACTTATTGCTACAGCTAAAAACAATCGTATGGGAAGTGCTGCACTTTTTCTGGCTGATCTTAAAAGGCTTAGCGCTGTTAGCTCTTATCTTTCTAGTTTCGTTGATGGCATACATACTTATACTAAGCCTGATGGATACCTTCATGTCGGCCTTACTCAGCACATAACTGCAACGGGCAGGTTTAGTGGGCGTAACCCTAACATGCAGAACATGCCACGAGGTAACACCTTCCCGGTTAAGAAAGTATTTGTATCACGTTGGGATGGCGGTTACATTATGGAGGCTGACTTTGCTCAGCTTGAGTTCAGAACTGCTGCATTCTTAGC